ATTTTTGAATCGGGAGAACAGGGAAAAAACGGGATAAAGCCTGGGGACAAAGTCTCACCTTCATAGCAAGAGAGTTTCCGGGCCTTTTCACGTACAGGCAACTTTTGTCGCTTGATTTTCGGGACCACGCATTTTGGTTCCGCGAAGCTAGGCGAAGTATGCTTTTGCGAAAAGGAGAGCATTATGAGGCTTCAAGTCTTCCGCACATGGAGAAGCGAGATAGGGACGGGATCATATCTGGTTTGAAATGGGAGTTTTATGAATTGGATCACGAGTCAACAATAGCAGAAATGGAACGACGGTCAAAGGAAAAAATCTCTAAGGGTCTGCACAGACCACAAAAAAGAAGGAAAAAGGAGTAAACATGCCTGGTGCATTTGGTGGCTTTATGGCCGGTTCGATTGTTGGGAAACTTTTGCTCGACAAGTCGGGGTGGAATAAGTCTGTCCGAGAGGTTGGAAAAGATAAACAGGTTCTATCTGGGGCCGCCCGCGATATCGGGATGAAGATGCAAAGTATGGGAAAGTCGATGAGCATTGCTGGCCTGGCCATTTTGGGAACAATGACGGGAATCATAAAAGCATTTGCGGACTTCGATCAGGCAATGACGGAATCGCTGGCAATTATGGGCGATGTATCAGATACCATGAGAACAAAAATGGCCAATGCCGCCAAACAGATGTCCGGGGAATCAACATTTGCAGCCAAGGAATTGGCAAAAGGTTATTTTTACCTGGCATCTGCTGGTTTGGATGCTGAACAATCAATTGCAGCATTACCAGCTGTAACCAAGTTTGCACAAGCGGGAGCGTTTGATTTAGCCAGGGCTACGGAATTATTGACAGATGCGCAGAGTGCACTGGGTCTTTCAACCAAGGATGCAATAGAAAATCAAAGAAATATGATAGGGGTTTCCGACGTCTTGGTTAAGGCAAATACGTTGGCCAATGCGACTGTGAGTCAATTTTCTGAAGCCCTCACGAATAAGGCGGGACCCGCGATGCGGGCCTATGGAATTACCCTTGAATCGGGGGTTGCGGTTCTTGCGGCATTTGCCGATCAGGGAGTAAAGGGAAGCCATGCGGGAAATCAATTTGCAATTGTTTTGCGAGACCTGCAAAGGGCAGCCCTGGAAAACGGCAAAGCCTTCAAGAAGGCGGGAATTGCCATCTATGATACCAATGGAAATTTAAACAACATGGGAATCATTATTGGACAACTTGAGGAACGTCTCGGTAGTATGTCAGCAAAGCAGAAGAAGACCGAACTTTCTATGTTGGGATTTCAGGAAAGGACACAGATGGCCTTACTAACATTAATTGGAACCTCGGATAAAATAAAAGATTATGAAGCTAATTTAAAGAGAGCCGGGGGTATAACCGAAGAAGTTGCGCATAAGCAATTACAGGCACTATCAAACCAATTGAAGATTGCCAAAAATCAGATTGTGAACGTGGGAATTTCACTGGGTGAAAAATTGGCGCCGACGATTATAAAATGTGCAGAAGAAATTACAAGGATAACTAGAAATATTAAGAATTGGATTGAAGTGCATCCCGAATTAACTGAGAAGATCGGGTTAACCACATTGAAACTTGGGGCTTTTTTGGCAGTGGCGGGGCCGCTTTTAATAGTGCTCCCAAAGCTTGCGGCGGGCTTTACTTTATTATGGGCCGCAATCACCGGGCCAGCCGGACTAGTTGCACTTGCCATTGCTTCTGTCGTGGTTGCCATTAAGGACCTTGTAAAGACACACAAAGAAGCTCTCGACGAGATGAGCTTTAACGCAAAGGCCGCCATCATGGATATTACAGCCGATGGCTATACATATCTGGCAATGCTTTCTCGTGTCCAGAAAGAGGGTGGCGATATTCTTGAGAAATGGAAAGACTTAACGTTTCGATTCGGGGCTGATTATGTCAAGGTATTTACAGAGATAAGCACCAATCCCGCATTTGCTGATTTAAAAACCATTTTAGATGAAATCCTACTCAAACAAAAAGACCTAAAAAAAGAAGGGGCGGATTTTAGCAAGGTTAGCATTGCGCTTGGTAAAAGTCTTAAAGATTTGGCGGGGGCGGGAACACTTCTAAACGAGACCATAGTTGAAATCCACACGAAAATAAAAAAACTAAGAGGACGCGAGGGGCTCGCTGACCTTATAACAGATTTTGTAAATGCAAAGGTTACTGTTCAAGAATTCCACGAGGCTCTGAAAAACCTGGACCAGTATAATTTCAAAGAATGGCTTAAAGAGAACTTCCCTATGGCCGACATGGAAGAGGATCTTAAGCAATATGTTACCGAATGGGAATCTGCACCCTCTGCACTTAAGTCTGTGCTTGCGTCAATCGGAATACAACTTGAATTTCTCCAATATGAAATTAAGGAAAAGGTATTCGATATCGGGAAGTTCTGGGAAGATGTAAATCAGCAAATAGAAGCCTCTTGGATTCGTGGCATTTCCAATATGATTACCGAATTTAAAAACTTTGGTGGGGCTTTAAAACAATTCCTCAATACCATATTCCAGATGTTTGCTGATACTATCGGCAAAATTGTTGTCGCGTGGGTCACGGGAACCATCACAATGAAGGAAGCCATTGAGGCTCTTGGAGTGGCCGTTAAAACCTTTTCTGCAGCAGCGATATTATGGATAGGATATGTTATCACGAAGGTTTTTGACCTAAACAAAAAAACCGAGCAATCAATTTATCTCCTAGAGCAACAGATAGAAAGGGCAAGGGAATTATTGGAAGAGTGGAAGAGAATAGGCTTGGGAATTAACTTGCCGCCCGGGGGTATTATAGGGCCAGATGAGGGCTCGATGAGGGAATTGATGGATTACCTTGGCGGGGTTCCCGCTGCCCTTGCTGCAATAATTGATGCCATCCGAATCAATCTATATACCATAATAGACCGAATGAATAAAGACATTCCCGAGTACGGTGTCATTGTTAACCTTGGAAAAGCCGATTTTGACCTACTTGAAAGAAGACTTGATAGGCTTGCCCGACTTACCGTTGCTAGCTTCGCCTTGATGCTTGAACAGGGCAAGTCTTTCTTTGACGCCCTGCAAGCCATGAAGGAACCGCTTGAGGCATTGCGGGACAAATATCTCGCAATCGGCCGGGATGCGCCGAAAGCTCTACAGCCTCTTCTTGATATGTTTGAAAAAATGGAAGTTCATCCCGGGTTGTTCAAGGCCATGAGTGGGGTCCTTGATCTATTGAAAGCGTTCACTGCCATAAATTATATGTCACAACAGATTTTCGATGATCTTACAAATTCAACAAAGAGCTTTGTTCGACAGATTCTTGGAGTCACTGGCAATATACGAGATGCGCTTAGAGACATGGGTGATCTTACACAAGAACAAATCTTAATGCTTGCACCCCTGTTAATGCCATTTCTTCAGGCTGCCCAGCAATTTGGGCTAAAGCTTCCTGGATGGTTGAGAGATTTAATTGATATGACAGGACTAGAACTTCCGGAGCCAACAATAGATTTAGTCCCCCCAATTCTTGAAAGAGTAATAGACAAGATAGGAAGAGTAGCCAATCGGATATCTGGAGACATTCGTGATGTAGTAAGTGCGATAAAGGGTATTCCCGGTGGCGCAAGCGGTCTTGACTTTTACTCCGGCAATCAGGGTGGCCTTGTCCGCTATCATGCAATGGAGAGGGTCAATATCCAGCCGATGAGCCAGCCGAATATCAACATCAGTTCTACCCCTGTAAATATTGAGAATTCTTTTTCAATAGATGGCCACCAATTTATGAAGGCCGTCTCCAGGAGATCTGTTGAGTGGTCAGAGGGCGGTCATTTTAAGATGCATAAACGAGGGATTGTGAGTTAATAACATGGATAGAATAAAGTTCTTTTATAAAAACTGGTGGGATGGGGGAACGCTGGTGGCGGCATACGCCGAACCCAACTTCCCTGCCGAGAATACCCAGCATCGAGATTTCAACAAAGCATTTCGCTCCCTTTATAGCCCTGGTTCTACTGGCTCTATTTTTGAAATACTTGCGGGCGTTAATGATAGGTTGGATTTTAAAGACAGTGGCAACACCACCAGGGTTGCCACGCTTGCTGCAGGAGGCTATACTCGCACAGAAATATTGGCCCACTTAAAGGCTCGGATGGAGGCAGTCTGTGCCGATACATTTACCTGGGAATATATTTTCATAGGTATCGATGCCTATAAATTTAAGGTAATAGATGCGACGGGAAATTTCGAGCTTTCATGGAATACGGGAGCAAATAAAGCACAATCAGTGGCGAACACCATTGGTTATGACGATTCTGCGGATGATACGGGGGCAGCCAACTATACCGCAGACAATATAAGGATTCACAGTTGGGTTTACGTTGCGCGCGATTTTGGTCAGGAAAGAACTATAAATGCAGTTGCTATCAGGGGGCATAATTTTCAATCAGGAGCAACTATTTCGGCCCAGTTTAGTTCAGATAATTTTATTACCGTACATGCCAACCACGTATTCACAACACAGGATGACATTCTTGTTCTAATCCTTTCTCCTCCCGAAAATTATCAGCATGGGCGCATAGTGATAGAGGATGCTGATAACCCCGATGGTTATGTGAAGATGGGGAGAGTGGGCTTTCTTGAGCAGTTTCAGCCCGAGATAAATTTCATGGGGGATGGAAGCATTGACAGGGAAGATCCGAGTCCCGTTCTCACCTCTGAGAATGGTCAGGAATCAAGCATCCAACTCGACCATTTCGATACCTGGGATTACATTTTCCACGTCAAGGGGGCTACGGAAAAGGCTTATTTTGATGCCATGTTTGATGCGGTGGGAAAATCGAAGGCCTTCTTTTATTGTGAAGACCCCGATCTCCTGCTTACCACGACAAGGTATGTGGCCATTAACGCATTCAGGTGGGCCGGGCGTCGAGATGTAGGACTCTGGACCCTCTCTCTACAACTCCGCGAGCAGAGATAAATGAACATTGCTGATTTCCAGGCTCTTGACGACTGGGCAAAGTTGGTCATTGTCGAGATTGAGGTTGGGCGAAAGCTCCAGGAAGAAACCTGGATTCAATGTGGAATTCCAAATACGAACGCATGGTATATCGCTCTCCCTGATGATGGGGAAAT